TGGTGTTACTTTACCTGAGCAAACTGCAGAAGCGTACATGTTAGCATATGCCGATGGATATACTTTGAATTTTCTTTTCGCTGCTGCTTTTCCTCTTGGACAAAGTTTTGCCATTATTTTTTACCTTTCATATAAGCTCTTCCATAACCTCTTAAAGCTAGACCACCGTTGGCCATTTTTTTTTGACTTGGTGGAGCCATAGTTTCTAAATCTAATTCAGAATTTTTAACTTTTTTATTAGTGTCAGTAATTTTACCAGTTTTATCTTTATATTTTCCATCTTTTACAAATTTTAAAAAATCTTTTACTTTTTTAGGTCCTTTTTTAGCACCATGTTTAAGTATTTGTTTTATTAAAAATCCAGCCATTATTTTTTACCTTTTACCTTTTGCATACTCTTTGCATGCTTCTCAAGAAAAGTTGCTTGCTTTTTGTGAGCAATAACAGATTTTTTTAATTGTTTAGAAATTTTTTTTATTTTTTTAATCATTATTTTTTATTTTCGTTTCTTACAACCGCTGAAGTTCCTGCTGCAACTGCTCCTGTGCCTACAGTTTTATTTTTCACAAGTTTACCAGTAGTTTTAATAAAATTCTCTCCAAATTTACTAATGTCTTTAGCAGCGTCTTTAATATCTTTATTAACACTTTTACCAATTTTTCTAGGGGTAATATCTAACAAAGATTTTTTCTTTTTTAAAGGTATTTTTCTTACAGCGTCTTTAAACATTTTTTTAGATGCTTCGTTTCTCTTTTGAATATCTTTTCCTTTACTAATTAATTTTATAATCGCACCCATGCCTTTAGTTACAATAGTCATTATTTTTCTCCTTTAGCGTCTTTAAACATTTTTTTATTTTTTGTCATTATTTTTTATATCCTTTCCTTTTAAAAAACCAGATTTAGTTATTTTTTCTCCTCTTATTTTTTGTAAATCTTGTCTTGTTTTTGTTATAGCTTTGGAAATTGTTTCGTCTGCTTTTTTATATTTATTAAAAACTTCACCAGGTATTTTAGCCATTTTAATTTTATGAGCTGCTTCTTTTAAAGCATCTTTTGTTTTTGGAACATTTGGTTTTACAGATTTAATTGCACCTGTACCATAAGTTTTTTGTTTAGCACCTGGTATAATCATTTTTATTACGTTGTATAATTTAGACATTATTTTTTACCCATCTTATTTTTCTTAATAACACCTCTTGCTATTAAGATATCTTTTTTAGTTATTTTACCATCGCCTGACATATCAGGAAATGAATTTTTCTTTTTTATTTTCTTTTTCATTTTTTACTCCCGTTTGTTTTAATTAAGTCAGTTGCTTTAATTCCGTATATTGCTGCAACGACAGATACCCATAATGAAACAATCCACCATGGCATTTCCTGAAGTTTCATAAAATATAAATCTAACTTAGCTTGTATCTTTTCATCTTCAGCAAATACGGAATAAAATAAAATAGCCAGCGGCGATGTCAACACTAAAAGTACAAATTCGTCCTTCCAGTCGTTTTTTTGATTTTGAGCAATCTGTCCGGAGTACTCTATCTCTCCGCGTTTCATCTTTTCAGCATGCACGATTCGTGCCTCTGACATAATGATCTCGCTCTTTTTTTTATTTTTATAGATTTCAGCACCAGTCTTTAACGCTGTGCCAATGATACTCCACGGGAACATAAAATTAATACCAGGTAGCTTTTCTTTTTTTTTCAGCTAACATTCTTTTTTGACCTTGAACTTGTTCTTTGTCTCCTGTTGGGATTCTATTAAACGAAGCTCTTTCCGCTGTAGTCTTAGATCTTACATCTATTTCTACATTTTGATCAGGAATGCTAATTGTTTTTTCTTTTTTATAGTTCATCATGATTTTTTACCTTTTTCTACCCCTTTTATAACACCTTTATTTTTAGATGCATAGAATATCTTTTCACCTTTTTTCTCTCCATACTTTTTTTTCATGGATTTCATAATTTTTTTACCTTTTTTAGTCATTGGCATAGTTAATCCTCCATCATTATGTTAGCTTGACTGATTCCTTTGCCTGCAAGGCTCACTCCAGCTCTTAATTTAGCTAATTCTTCGTTTTGATCCATTTTATCTTCAGCTAATTCTCTTGATTGCATCAATTTTGCCCTGTTTAACTCTACTTGAGCCTTGTCATATTCCTTTTTACGTTCATTTTCCATTGCTCTTAGGTCAACTTCACGTGCTTTTAACTTCAAAAGTGGGTCTGAATCAAATTGAGAAGTGATTTTGTTCTCTTCTTTCATAAAATCATCAGTCATTTCAGCTATCAACACCGCTTTTCTTGCTTCTATTTGTTGTGTCATCTGTTGAAGTTGTTGTTGAATCTGTGGATTGTTAACTGTTTGCTGTTGCATCATCTGCATTTCCATTAATTGTTCTCTAAATTCAAGTTGAACTTGTTCTTGAGCCATAATTGAGATGTGTTCAAGTATATTTTTTTGTATCGCAGCCATGATTGCAGGATTATTTCTAACCATATTAGTCGACATAAAGTTTAAATGTGCTGTAATGTGTGCTTGATGATCTTGTCCAGGGAAAGCTTGAAAAGGTTTACCACCTAAAGCATTAACGTGTTCAATACTTGGGTCTACTGGTGAAGGTGGTGGAGGCGGAGGTAATACTGCATCGACATCCTTAACACCAATTGCTTCATACATGTTTCTATAAATTTGATACATGTTATGTAATTGTGGATTAGACGTTGCAATCTGCAACTGTGTCTGTGCTAAAGTAATTCTTTGTGACATCGAAAATATATTCGGATCTGCAACTGGAACAACATCCACTCTATCATCAAAGTCAGTTTGTTTAATATTTCTTTGACCCCCTACAACATCATAAGGATATTCAGGAGGTAAATACTGTGCAACGATTTTAGTTAGTAATTTAAATTCATTTTTCATAGCTGCATAACATCTTTTGTGTATTGCAGACATAACTCTTGAACCTCTTTCAAGTAATGCAACCGTTGTACCAACAGCAGCGCCTTGATTACCATCGCCTACTTGCATATCAGCAATAGCCGCAAATCTTTGTCCTGCACTTACTACAACACCCATTAATTGTAATAGTGTTTGTGAAGGTTCTTTGTAAGGTAATGGGAAGAAAGCATCTCTTAATGAACCGCCAGGTGCATCTACATCTTTAAATTCACCAGGTTGAATTGGAGAAGCTTCATCTCTAACTCTAACTCCTCTTTGTTTAAATCCAGCAGGTAAATTAGATAATGTTCCTGCATCTAATAGTTGTCTTAAAGCTTGTGTTGCAGTTCTACTTAATCCACCAATCATATGAATTAAACCAAAACCATAAAAACCTAATCCTGGTAAAAATTTAAAATGAACAAAGTATTGTATTTTATTTTTCTTAATATCATCAGGAGCATAATTTCTTCTAATAGAAAGAACTGTTCTGCTACCTTCTTCTACGGTTACAATGTAAGGAAGTTTAATTCCTGTTTCTTCTCCTTCAGGATTTTTCTCTTCAAAACCTTCTAAATCTAAATTAACGTGACACTCTAACAAAGTATATATATCATCTTGTTTTCCAGATTTTCTTGTACCTTCTAGCTCACGTTCTTTTTTTCTTAACTCATCATTATTATCTGAATTAGGAGCTGTTAATTCTACGTCAGAATAAAAACCATTGACTTGTTGTTTTCTTAATTCGTTTTCAGAAATCTTCACAGTATGAATTACTGCCTCCGCATCGTTTAATGAGGTAGCCGTGTACGGGACAACTAATTCATCTGCTGGTACAAACTTAGATACTACTCTGCCCATGTTAGTATCATAGTAAACTTTTTTAAATGTAGATCCTGAAAGAGGTAAATGAAATAACATAGAATCAAATTCTGATTCATATTCTTTCATCTGATCCATAATCAAATAGTTCATGTAATCTTTTACACGTTGTGACTGTTGTTCAGTTTGTGGAGTTTTAATTCCAATAACTTGAGTTCTTACTGGACCATCTGCTGGTAATAATTCTTTATAAGCTTGTGCTTGAAATTGTGTGACTGCTT